GTTTCCATATTACTAGATTCTTGCTGTGTAGACATAGTAACGTCTGTTTTTTCAACTTCTTTTGCTCTTCCTATTCCCGCGCCCTTAAAATCAGCAGGGATACTTACAACAGATACCTCAGCAGGCGTCCACTCAACTGCCCTGAAAAAACCGTCGCGATTTTGCTCTTCTTTTGTCTTTTCGATTGAATAACCTACAGATACATTCCTAAGTATTCCATCGTTAACCATTTCAAGTGTTTCTTTACCTAATGCGTTATTTGCAAACCTAACCTCAACCATTCCGCGTTTCTTTTTATCGTCAAGCCAACCCCTTTCTACTACTCCAATAATTTGATCAGGCTGATGATTCAGCAATAAAGGAGCTGATGAATTTAAACGCTCAAAGTTAATTGAATCTTTACCGTGATCCAATATTTCATTCCCTAAAGCACCACGGTTTACAGGCTCTTCAGAACTAAAGGGAAAACTTAACGTTCTCTTGTCTTCGCTAACTTCAAACTCTACTGATTCTGATCGGTGTTGAATTTGATTTTCTAAATCACGTTTCTTTTCCATTGGTGTCGGTATCATTGCTTTCTATATTAGTACCACTTTGCTGTTTAGACGTATCGGGCAAAATTGTATCGAAATTTAAGTTTAATTGGGCGGCTGCGTCCACCTCTGCTTTTCGTTGTGGAAGTAGTTCCTCTATATCTCCCCCCATTTCGCTGATCACTTGGGATTGAGTTTTTAGACCTGCTTTTATAGCCGTTACGCTTGCCGCTACCTCCTTTTGTGGGTCAACCCATGCCCAACCTCTAAATAACCAACGAACACGCCTATATTTATCAGGATCTAATTCGTAACTAGGTAAATCTAAGTTCCCACTTAACACCGCAAGATCTAACCATAAATCGAACAAAGGCTGTAAGAATCTTTCCTCTAAATACTTCTGAATCATCTTGTAATGATCCCTATCTTCTAACAGGCTTAAACGTGATGAACTGTAATTAGTTTGTGAAAAGTCTTTTGATACTGATTCATAACTAACCCCACATCCACTAGCCAAAGATCTAAGAATTATTCGATTAAATGGTTCAAATTCACCGTTTGGTGCGTCTAAATTAGGAATATCAATTCGTTCATTATTATTGAGGTAAACAAATTTTCCAGGTTCCATATCTGTTACACGTTCATTTTCATATACGTCATCACCAACTAAACCATCATCAGAAGTTGTACTAATAAAACCCATTAACGCCGAGCTGGCACGACTGCGGATTAGTTGACTATGCTGATACCCATCTAATTGGTGCATTGCCTCTAATGCAGGCGCAAGCATTGATATACCCCTTGTTTGACTAGCTCTATCAGTAACAAACAGATGAATTATTTCATCCGCGTTAATCAACATATGTTGTTTCGTATTAACAGGGACAGGAAAAGGAGTGTCGCCGGGATGTTTCTTGAAGAACGCATATCTAACAGGTCTATTAAAAGCATCTCTCTCGATTCCTAATCGCCATGTATTGTTTTTACTTCTAGTGCCGCCGTTATAATCGCTATCCAACTGTTCAGGCTCTAGCAATTCCAAAGCCAAAGGAATAGTTGAACGCCCAAAAGGTTTCTTAATTAACCGAACGAATATCTCACCCGCTTCAAATAATTGTTTAGCAATAATTAGCTCTATATCAGCAAAACAATCACGCCCATTAGCTGAAACTGAATCATATCTCCCCCATTGTTTCCACTTCATTTCTATTGCATCATTAATCTTTTTATCTAACTTGCCGCCCCTTTGTTTCCTTGTTTGGGCTTGCATCCTTGTACCTTGCCCAACAACATTTAAAGCGAAACTTCTTTGACCTTGACGGCAATAAGGATTGTTTCGACAGGATTCTCTAGCCCTTGCCGTTAGCTTTTTAATACTTCCTTTGATCTCGTTATCGGCGCTTGTTGTTGCCGCCATCCAACCGTAGTTATATCGGGTTGAATTTGCCCCTTGATAATTACGCCTTTTCTTTGGCATGGTCGTAACCTTTGCCTCTGGTTCAGATTTAAAAACGTCTGAAATAGCTTGATTAAAAAATCCCATTGTTAAGCACCAAAGCGAACGTAAACTCTTTTACCGCTACCTAATCCCTGCTTTATTTTCTCCGCGTCATTCTCTCTAAATATTTCCTGATTAATCCGATTTAATTCAATATGTAGTTTTTCAATATCAACCCTTTTATAGGTACGCCCACCAACTGAATATTCTTGTGCGCCATCACTAAATTTCCTTAACGCGACTTTTATGTTATCCCTATCAATTTCGTTTTGTGTTCTGTTATCTAGCGCGGCGGGTGTGCCTGTATAAACAAGGGATTGCTTAACTTTAAATTCACCCGTTGCCAGTTGATAACTTTCTGACCCTTTACTAATGACCGCCGCCCAAATCCAATCACCCTTATCAAAGTTAGTCGTAACAGAAGAAGCAACTGTAAAGCGCCAACCATTGTTATACGCACTACCTACAACTGTCGCCCCTTCAGAGGCCGTATTAGTTCTTAAGTAGTAAGTAAGTGTCCAATCAGCCGAGGTTGCATCTACGTCAAAACCAACTGTTGCCGATCCGTCCTCCCAATTAACGGTCGTGCCTGCTGTTACTACAGGCGGGAAAGATGAAACCCAATTCATAGGACATCACCAAGAATTAACATAATTTTTCTGCGTAGGCTTATTGCTTGATCTTAGCGTCTTTTCGTTAGAAGAATTAAGCGATTTTAAGAGGTTTTTACTGCAAATATCGAAGAATTGACCCTTTGGAGCCGTTTTTAACAATAAAGAGTAAGCACTATAGGCATATACGCAGCAATCCAACTTTTCAACGGCTTGATTTGGTTTCTTTTCGTATGTACTGACGGGATAACCTTTACTATTTGTTTTTTGTGTTCGATATTCTCCTGTTAATTCTTTGAAATATTCCTCTGTTGTTTGTGCGTGAAAAAATATCTTTCCTGTTCCTTTAACCTTGCTGAAAATCCTATCTTTTATATCTTCTGTATTCAATAAATAAACAATCCCGCTTTTCTTTCTAACTCTCCCGCTGTAATTAATATCAACCCTTGATCCTTTACCGATAATTGGCCCGCCTGATCTGCTACTACCTTTGATTGCAATAACCCCTTTATTTCTGCGCCTCATGCAGTAATCATAAACAGACTGCGTTGCTAATCCTCCGCTATCTACTGCACACCCGTTAATTCTCATCTTTGCCCCATTCGGATGATCATATTGGGCATTTAATAAAACATCTAAACCCGACCAAACCTCACCCTGATTAGGGTCGCCGTAAATAATATTGTGATCTATTAAATACATTTGTTCCGCTAACCCCGACGGATCTGGAGCAAAACCCCACGTACTAATTTCTATCCTTGAAGTAGCTGAACCCATGCCACCCTGTACGTCCACCCCTAGACATAAACAAACAACAGGTTCAGGGATAGTTCCCGGCAAATAATCCGACCTTGTATCCATTAACGCCTCGGCGTTTAACTTTGCCTGAAATTCATAGCTAAACGTTTCAGCCTTTCGGGTGTTAACCCATGTACGCATTAACGCGGGGTTTTCTTTCGCTTTTAAAAATTCATCACATATTTCATACCAACTAAGCCAACCCAACGGACTAGCTAAACCATTAAGCCAAAATCCGGCGGTTATCCCTGCGTTTTCTGGTTTTGTTGCTCTCCATTCCCCCTTTCTAAGCATCGTTGTTTTTGCAGTTTCATCAAATCGCTCTTTACAAGAAATACATTCATATTCAACCTTGTCTAATTTTTTTGAATCAAATCGGAGCTGTTCAAACATCAAGACTTGATAAAAACCACATTTAGGACAGGGACAAAAATATTTACGTTGATCAGATTCCTCGTATTCTGCCTCGATCCGACAAGCACCTTTTATGGTCGGAGTTGATGTTAAAAATATTTTTCTCTTAGTAAAAGTTGATGCTCTTTTTTCTGCTAACGCTACGGGGTCGCCTTCCCCATCAACATCACCCACATATGCACTAATTTCATCAAGTCCGATATAACGAGCTGGCATTGAACGTAAAGAACTAGCGCTATTACTTCCACCGATAGCTAAAAAGCCACCCGGAAAGACTTTCGCGTATTGACTGTTTCCACTATCTCTACTCCTGGCAGGCGGTATTTTGTCAGCTAAACGCGGCGTATCTTGCAACATTGGCTCTAGCCTTTGTTTACTCAGTCGTTGAGCCATCGCAAGGCTAGGTTGAATAATCAACATGGGGCCGGGTGCATAATCTATGCAGTAACCAATCCAATTATTCATAGCCTCAGTCTTTCCAGTTTGAGCCGCGAACATTAATACAACTCTTTGCGTTGGGCTATCAGTCGATAACTCCTTTAGCGGTTCGATGATATAGGGAGTACGCGAGCAACGAAAAGCTCCCGGTTCACTAGCGCCGCGACTAGAAAGTTTTCGATATTTGTCTGACCACTGATCAACCGTTAATTTTTCTTGTGGTCTTAGGCCATTTAAAAAACCCTCTTCCCATGCGTTCATATCTTCGCTAATTCCTCTAATGCGTTCCGATGCTCTTCCATTAACAATTGATGTATTACCTGACTATCTGTTTCACCCGCACATTGAGGCGCTAAACGATCAGCAACATTCAACAAACTTTCCCTAATCGCTCTACCTAATTCAAAACTACTTTTCTTTATATCGCTTACAGGTATCAACTCTTTCTTTTGCTGTTCTACTTGTAACTTCGCTAATGATGCTTGCCAATGTTCCTTTCTAGCTCTACTTACATTAAAATCAGGAATTTCATCATCAGGCGTTGCGTCGATTTGCTTCTTTAATTCTTTCTTTGTTTGAACTGGTAAAGGCGTTAGAGCTGAAACACAATTTTTATCCCATAACTCAACCGCTAGTTCCTTGTTAAGTAGCGTTTTACCATTGTGCTTAACAATTGCACCGTCTAAAACTCCTGTGCTCTTTCTTTGGCTAACCGCACTCCTAGACACGTTTTTTAACTGTGCTAAATCTGCAAAAGTTATCAGCATTTTTTATTTGTTAAGCAATACGTCTCCATATTAGTTAAGCCTGTTAAGTAAGCCAAATTTTCCACGCTAGAAAATAATCGAGCCTTCGGACGACC